GGCGCTCTTCGTGTTAATTCTTGGCTACGCTTGCCTGATGTCAACGTGGCTGTTGGCGGTTCTAAGGTATCCAGCCACATGGATGGTTGGGCTATTGACTGCTCTTCTTCTGCTCACACTCCTTACGAGTTATGTCAAATTGTTCTAAAAAACAACATCAAATTTGACCAATGTATACACGAATTTGGAAAGTGGATGCACCTCTCCTTTGCCCCTGAGATGCGTCAGCAATCGTTAACAATCTACAAGCCTGAAGGCAAGTACAAGATTGGCATACTGACTGAAGAGGAGTATCACAATGCCTAGAAAGAAATCCCCTAATCTATCTGTCGGCAGAGGTGAAAAGCTCTCTGTCAAGTCTGGCGGTGGCTTGACTGCTAAAGGTCGAGCAAAGGTCAACCGTGCTACTGGCAGCAAGCTCAAAGCGCCAACTAAGTCAGGACCTCGCCACAAGTCTTTCTGCGCCCGTTCTAAGAACTGGAAGGGTGAGCGAGGCAAGGCAGCTCGTAAGCGTTGGGGTTGCCGGTGAGTCATCCCGCACAACTAGAGTTTGTCTCTTTTGTCAGAGAGAAATTCCCACAATACTTTGCTAACAGAAGAGTCCTAGAGGTCGGCAGCCTTGACCTAAATGGTTCTATTCGCCCGTTTTTTAAGAACTGCGCTTACCTTGGCGTTGACCTTGGCATAGGTGCGGGGGTTGATTTGGTAGCAAAAGGTGAAGAGCTGGTCTTCCCTGATAACAGCTTTGATGTAGTGGCTAGTTGCGAGTGTTTTGAACATAACCCTGAGTGGGTTAAGACATTCAACAACATGGCGAGGATGGGGTGCGGGTTGGTCTTCTTCTCTTGCGCTACAACTGGCAGAGCCGAACACGGCACACGCAAAACAAACCCACAAGATGCACCGTTCTGCGGAGATTACTATCGCAACCTTACAGAGAAAGACTTTAAGGACAACTGCGACATGAGCAAGTTCGTTGAGTACCAGTTTGGTGTTAACGAAATTGCCCATGACTTGTACTTTTATGGTGTCTTGAGAAGCTGACCTTCAAAGGCGTAAGTGCCGACATGGGCTAGGTCTACCCAAGGCGCTGCCCATACCTTAAAGCCATTCTCTCTAGCCTTCTTACAGAAGTAGTAGTCCTCAGACAGTAAGAGTCCTGATTCTTCTTCTATGCAAGTAGCAAAGAATTCGTTAATCTTTTCCCCGTTCTGTGGGTTATGGATGTCTAAAACATTGTTGAGGTATGTAGGTAATTTCCCTACTAGACCCTCATAGACCTCTCGCTTGATAAGCATAAAGCCTGTACCGCCATTCCATATCTCTAATGGTTCTCCGATTGGAACTGTGACTGTTTCCTCATAGTTAACTAGGTTGACAACAAAGTTGCCGGTGTGGTTCTTTAGTTGGTCATCAGGCACACCAGCGTTCATTGCATTGCGTACTGTCTGCCAGTTAATCTCTTTTTTGGGATAGATACCGCAGATGATGTCTTTGTCAGCCTGAATCATAGGAATGATTTGTTCAGGATTGAATCGAATATCTGAGTCAATGAAGAGCATATGGGTGCATTTAGTCTTCAGGAAAGCATGGGCTAGAAGGTTTCGTCCTCGCTGAATGAGAGACTCATTAAAGAGGAAAGAAAAGGTTACGTCTATGTTGTTGTTAAACGCTAACTTTTGTAGTTGTAAGCATCCTTGGGTAAAGAAGCCAAAGCATTGACCGCCATACATAGGTGTAGCTACAAATAGATGTGGCTTATTTTCGTTTGTTGGCAACTCGACTACGCCAGCGAAAGGGATTTCAATTTTGTCTAACATGGTTTTCCTGTGTTGTTGAATTAGTGGGGCTACCCGAAACGCTGCCCCGTCACGTTCCTAACTGTCCTCTAGGGACTCGACTTCGGGATGCCGGGGGGACATTTCTTCTATGACTACATGAAGCAGACCGCCTTTGATTTGCTCTCCTCGAATCATCTCAATGTGGTCAACTTGGAAGTCGTTGTCAAACACTCCAGCGTGTTCTAGTGCATCAAGTACCGCTTTGATACGGTTGTCGATGTCTATTTTTCTCTTGTCTCTAGGACGCAGAATTAGTGTTAGTTTCAATTTTTTATCCCCAAATTTAGGAATGTTGTTTTCGATTACAAATACTTGGACAGCTTCTCTAAACTCCCTTCCTTTGGCGCTCATCACCATGTGACCGCGAAAGTTGCGGTAATAGGTGTTAACGCTAGGGGGAAATGGGAGAGAGAAACTAGCCATCAAAATGGCACGTCACTATCTTTTGGATAAGACTTTGCCGGTTTGTCAGTTACCTCTTTAGGGTACTGCTGCTGTTGTTTGTTCCAGTTAGGGTCGTTCAATTTGATGTTGTAGTAAGGTCCATAGCCAGCATCGTTCTCCCATGCGCCAAAGGTGATTGTTTCACCCTTGTACATGAATGTGCCTTTCCAGTCTGGCTCGGTAGAACCCTGTTTTTTGTAAGTGTTTTTTGTCATGCGCCCTTTCATCTCTAGGGGTACAAACGGGGCTTTCTTTTGGTTTTCCATGATTTTCCTTTCAACGGTAGATATATCGGGCATACTCGCGCCCACCCTCTTTAACCATAGTTGTAAGGATTGGGTGTCCTTGCTTCCTAAGATATTCGATATGGGCTGCAAGCCTGAATGAGCCATAGTTATTTAATGCGTCCATCGGTGTTAGTGAGCCAATATTCTGAAGATGCTTCAAAATATTTTCTCGTTGGCTTCCATGTCGGCTACGAACTGGGACGCTGGTGACTTTGGGTTTAGGTTTACTCCCACCTTGGCAAGCTCACTACGAATCTTGATTTTGTCAAAACTGTTGAACTTCTCAGTTACTTCCTTGTTTGCATCGGCAAGAGCAGCAATCTTCTCGGTGCGTTGCTCATCAGTAAATTTAGCTGACTGCATGACTCTGCTTGCCAAATCAGCATAGGCTAGTATCCATTCGTCAGGAGACTCATAGAGGGCATAGACCTCGCCATCAGGCTTAATGATGGGGTATGCGACACCCCTTTCTATTACACCATCGCTGTCGTGCGGGATTTCCTCAAGGTCACCATAGGTGTTAGATGGGCGTTTGCCTATTTTTGCCGTAACCTCTTCTACGACACCCATGTGCTTTGGCATGGGGCTATCAAAGTCCATGACCTCTTCTGTGGCGTAATGTCCCAAGATACAAGCGGGATAGATGCTTCTAACAGCCCTGGAGATAACTCTCGCTCTCAACATATCCTCTGGATACTTGGACCATCCTGAACCCTCGCGGTAAATACCGGCTTGCCTTGCCATTTCGATAGTCCATTCAACGGTAAGAGTACCGCCCTGTGGATGCTTGAATGTTCCCTTGACCGCCTTGGGCGTGACTACATCCCATTGAACAGAGCCACCAGAGAGTTGGAAACGGGCAAGGATAGCTTGAGACTTAAGGGCTGGCTTGCCTTGGATGATGTCGTACTCTTGCACGACAGAGGCGGGGTGCTTGTTTTCTGCTTGGGCTACAAGCATTACAGCCATGACTTGCTCTTTAGTCTTAAAGCCATAAAAACCTGACTTGACGATACTGTCAGCCATGACTGTCATGTCTGATACGGGAATGATATTACTCATGTGAATTTCTCCAAAATAGTTAGGAATGTTTCTATGACTGAGGATGCAGCCATCACATATATAGCGACATCTTGCGTAGTCACAAGTCCCTCGCTTTCAGCATTGCATCTGCAATCATGTAAGCCTTCTGAGCAAACTCTTCTGGAGTTGCTTTGAGGGATGGTTCGGCAATCATTCCTTGCATTGCATGGGCAGCAAAGTAATCTCTAAGACTCATGCCCTTGTCATCAGAGCCGGTCTTAGGGTCACGGGGGCTAGGAAATGCGTTCATGCTTGACCTTCCTTCCGGGCTTTGCCTTTGGAGTACCGTCAACCTTCAATCCCCACCGAGCTTCTTCTAGGTTAGATATGCGTTGTAGAGCTTGAGCAAACAAGTCTTCAAGCATGACAACTTCTTGCTCTAGGCGTTCTAATCGTTTTGTTTTAAATAGCAGCATGATTACCCTTTCACTAAGAATCTACGGCTACCGGCTACTTCCCGCACATAGGACTTGTAGACATCCGGCATAGACTGCTCAAAGAGTTTCTTATCAAAACTCATGCTTGCTTTTGCTGACTTCCAAGTGGCTAGGACTCTGCCGTCTAGGGTTACCAATTCGCTGTTGACCCCCATAAATTTCTGTATTTCCACCTTGAGCTTCTCTTCCTCGTCTTCCCATTTCTTGAGCTGTTCCTTTGTGTAGTTCAAGGCTTGGCACATCTGCTCTAGAGACTGAGGTGCGGTGATAGAAGTGGGTGCGGAGACAGAGTAGATTAGTTTCGCTTGCTCGGTAGTCTCAGGTTCAGGGTACTGCTTAGACGCAACGTGTGACCAGTACCGCGCCATATCCTTGATGAGCTGCTCTTTCTGCCCTTCTTCAATGGTGAACTTAAACACTTCAAAGTTTTGTCCCCCAAATAAAACAGCCAACACAATGTCGTTGATATTGTGGCAAGCCGCTTCATGGATGAGTTGCGCCATATCAGCCGCAGGGATGATGTTGGCTTCACTATCGAACTTGTTTCGTACAGCAGCGTTGTAGTTTTTGACTTCCACAAGCGTTTGCCCGTCAGCCGAGATGA